TATGTTTCATCAGCTTAGTAGTTGGGCTTGGGAATGGAGAATAGAACCAGAGCAGCCTTTAGACAATATCCCTTTATATATCTGCTTGCCAACTATGAGCATATATTTATGGGCTAATGTCAAGCTAAATAAGAGTGCATAAAGATACGCGATCCTATGTTTGGCACTGCCATACCCGGGACTGCGTTGATATAGGCGCTACCACTCCTAGAGAATCTATAGGCGTAGTCTTTGTTCCTAAAGTTTGTGACAAATAGAGTGTTAGCTAACTCATCACAGTACTGACGATAAATCTCACCCCATTGCTTCATTGTGGTAATGGGGGATTTGTCAGTGCGGGTACGGTTGATATCACCAGCAAAGAGTTGTATCTGAGTAAAGCTATCAGGGTTCGTAGGATCTTTAGCTAGGAATATTGCATCTAAAGTATCTAAGTAACTACGGATATAGGTAAGTACTACCTCATCCCTGATAGTAGACATAGCCATTTCTAGCTGCTCGCACTCCCCCGCTTGGATACCAGCATAGTCTGCATAACCTAGATGAAATCTGGTTCTTGATTTATCACGTTCTGACAATTCCATTAATTACTACCATGGAAGAATATTTAATACAGTCTAAGTATATAAGAACTGAATCCTATAAGGGTGAGGATAGATGGTACACAGTCATGACTACTAGCGCACAAGACGATGATAGCTTTACTGGTGCTTACAGTAGATTACTAGCAGAGTTCTTGTCTACTAGAGACGAGTTTGTTCATGCTGAGTTTAGAGGCATTAGAAGAGAAACTATCACTACTGATACAGTCCTTGTCTAGTATTGCCTACGGCAGAAGCGTACCCTAGATTTATCACGTTCAGAAAGTTCCATGAGGTTATTATGTCCTATCGTTTAGATGAATCAATATTTTATAGAAACCTACATGGAATATTTGACCATAGACGTGTAGGTAGAGTTAAAAGAGTTGTCTGGGTAGAGCCTGTTATTGATGGTGTTTGCACAGAACGTTATAAGCAAATTGATTTAGCGGCTACTCTGAAACTACATTCCCAAACACAAGAGAATTATCAGCTTTGATAGCATCAATAGTAGCTTGGTTGAAGTTGACTTTAGCTAAGGTTAGTACTTCAACTAAGTGTTCAATACTTGTATACCCACCACTAGGGCGGTTGTTTACAATACCCTTAGCAATAGCACGCCCTATTCCTCTAACTAACTCAGCTAAGTCAGTTGCAGTTAAGGACTCATCATTAATGTTGACCTGTACTTGTGCAGGGCTACCAGCAATAGTGGGTGTAGGTGTGACTATGACGGGTGTGGTTGAGGTAAAGGTTTGGATGATATCACCTAAGCCTGATTCAAACCTATTACCACTAGAGTCTTGTAGATACACGTAGGTGCTGAACTCATTGAGTAAGGTACATAGTCCTCTAGTGCGATGTTGTACGGTTGGTGGATTCATTGTCATTAATAGTAATTTGCTTATCTAATCTTACTCTTAATACAACTCTTCAACACCACCAAACACCACCAATTGCAGAGACTTGAAATGCTCTAAAGTTTTGTGGTCTAGGTGTACGCCATTAGTAGTGAGGATAGTAGTTAGATGTGGGTAGTCTAGATAGCCTTGATTGGGGCGATTCATGACTATCACTCTAGCTACATCCTCATCTACTCCTAGAGCTTTAACTACATCCTCAGTAATGATGGATAGGTCATTGATATCTATAGGATATCTTTGTACGTCAGCTTTAAAGCATGACTCTAGGAAAGATAGATTAGGCGATACTTCAGTAGCATTAACATCTATAGGTCTTGTGAACTCATGAGCTTGTGCTTGGAACTTCTTGCCATTAGCATCTACCAGTACGAAATAGTCATAGAACTCTGACCAAATACTACATAGTCCTTTTGTTTTGTGGATAACTTTTTCCATATCGGGATCGGGTCAATAATAGTGATGTTCTAATGATACCCTACGCTACGCTATGGGGGAGATTTAGGGTTAAGAGATGAGTGAGACTAAAGTTTTATACGTTGTTGAAGTTTGCTTTAAGGATGATAGATGGCTGCTAAGTGATTACAGTTTAAACACTCCAAGAATAGATAATATTCACGATGCTAAGCTGCTTCTTCAAAAGGCAAGGCGTGAGAATGAAAGTGCTGTTTGTCTTAATAGTCGGGCTGTTGCAAAATATCGAATTATGAAAGCTACAACTACATTTGAGGTGCTGGATGAGTAAGATAATTATCCACAACAATGCTAGTGAGCTAAGTGACTATGCGGCTATCAACATGGTATCTAGAGTTATAGCTGACGGCAAAGTGTCAGGTCTAGGCAATAAAGATACAGAGCAATACTGTTATGCAACTACATTTAAACTAGTGACGGGGCTAACTATAGTAATTGCTTGCTTTAGGAGGAAGGCTGTAGACACTTATACCTTTAAAGTCTATAGAGAGCATTGACAATGAATAGCCCCATCCATAGAGGACAGGGCTATTCTTTTAATCAGCACTACAAAAGGGCTGTACTGATTATACCTTAAATGATTTGACCACGGATGTAGGATAGTGCATCCACAGTAGGAGCTAACCAGTACTTGATTTGGATAGGGATGTCTACCCATTGTGGGAAGCCAAAACCTACAGGGATGTTAGCTACAGAAATACCACTACCAACTGATGTACCAGCAGTAACCGTAGAGTATAAGTTAACAGTACGGTCAGCATCAGTACCAGTGTAAGCACCTAAGCCAGTTACCGCCACTGCTTCATTAGCAAATGGGTTAATCACTTTACCTAGTACGCTGAAGTGGTCAGCAGCTAGGAAGTTGCCATTAGCTTGAACTTGTGCTGATAGACCGCCAAGTGAGTTAGCAACAGTACTAGCAACACCTTGTGCAGCCGTAGCCACCTTGAGTGTGTTAGTAGAAGTACCAGTCAGCACGTTGAATACAAAGGATTGTTGATTAGGGCTAAATGCACTACCAGGGAGCATCCAAGACACTTCAGTAACGTAAGCGTTAAGAGGGATGATTAAGTTAGGGGAGATTGTGAGGAGTTCAGAACCCGCTACTTGGTCAGTGCCTAGAGGGTTCGTGGGGATACGAGCAGTAATGACGGTCTGAGGTGTGGTGGTTACTCGGAATATTCCATCAATAGCGCCTATTACGCCACTGATAGGAGAGTTAACGAGGTTACCAGCATTCTCAGAACCAATATAGTTTCCAAATGTTGCAGACATAGTTCTTTAGGGTTAGGGAGGTGATGGGAAGGATGAGCTATAGTTTGCCCACAAGTTTGTTTTGAAGGAGATAACCTTCTAGTTGCCACAACTGGTTTTCAGCTTGTTCTCGCGCTACTTGTCTGCCAATCTCAATATTAAAGTTAGCAGGGTCAACACAAGCGCCTCTACCAAGCAGGGTAAAGCCTGAAGATAGTTTATAGGACACCACGACTTCTTTATCCCAAAACACTGCTTCTTGGGTTTCAGCAGTGTCAAGCAATTCCTTGATTTGGGTAAGAGTTACTCGGTTAGAGTTGTGACTAGAATAGTCAATATTGCAGTCTGGCATAAGTGTTTAAGCAAAAATTATAGTCAAGAGTTTTAAGGTTCTCGCAAAACTAGAGAACCTTAATTAAGTGAGTTTAGAAGGGTTGGAAGGTACGCATAACAGTGATGTTATTAGAGTTGAGTAGTGAGTAACCACCGTACTCCTGCCAGATAGCCATTAGGAAGCGGTCAAAGTCAGTGTTGTTGTTAAGCTTGACTCTTGGCCCTTCACCCCAGATAGCTTCACCAATGGCATTAGTACCAATGATGATTGCACATTCTGCTTGACGTACTACAGAAGTACCATCAGCATAACCTTGTGAGGCTAGACCAGAGGTAGTTAGGGTAACTGGGATAGTAGGTAGGTTAGTTGTTTCAAACCAACGTACACCACCCATGATGAACCCTAGTGGCATAACCATAGAGTGCATGAATCCAGTTTGACCATAGAAGCCACCACTCTTGATAAGGTCATTAGGTGACATTGTCCAGTCTTGTAGAGGCATCATCTGAGGTAGGGTTGCAGATTGTGCGCTCATGGGAAGCATGGATACTGGAACACCTGGGTACTGTGTTACCTGTAAGAAGCGTGAGTCTTGTTGTAGTTGCAACATGAACCCGGGGCTAGCCAATCCATGATACACATCACCGAAGTTAGATTGGAAAGGAGGGACTAAGCGAGAGCGCATATCAGAGACTACCTTAAGTACATCTCTAGTGAAGTCTAGTCGAGGTGCACCTGTAGCTGTGTTATAAGTACCACCATTAACTATACCTGCGGGGTTATAGTATCCACCCACTAGGTTGTTAGCAACTTGTCCAGTGGTTGCTGTTGCGGGGTTAGCAGATAGAGGTAGACCGATGTAGACGCTATCCTTCCAACGGCGATAGTCTTCAAATAGGGTTTCACTACCGATGGATTGATGGAACTGGTCAGCGCGGCTCATGTCATACAGGTTACGCTGCATGGTCATGAGGTCGAACATATTAATCTTTAACACCCCTGGTTCATTGGGGTTGGTGCTATTACCAGTGGATGGGCCAGTAAACTCTTGAAGAGTAATGGTGACTGCTTCTTCTGGCAAGCCACGACCACCACCAGTACCGATGACTTGTGATTTATCGCGTGCACGGGCAGAGAGTGTGTATGACCCTGGATCGTTCCAGAAGCCAAAGCGTTTCATACGTGCAGTAGAACCCGGTTGAGCAGCCCAGTCATGTACGATTTGGGGTTGTACAACATACCGAGCAATGTACTGCGGGCGGGGGCGATATAGCTCCACACCCATAATGATTTCTAACTGAGAACTAAATGTTGCCATTTCTTAGGAGTGGGTAAGGTGTAAGCGGAGTCCCTACGGTAAGGGATGATGTTATGAGAAATGAGCTATGTTCAATCATGCCGAAGCAATGATGATTATCGAAAGGCAAAAGGCTGAGATGGAAAGGCTAGGAGAAAACAACGAATATCTAAAGGCTCTTGTTAAAGATATGTCAGACAAGGTTGCCTTCACAGGACTAACCACTGAGGAACTACAAGGCATTCATGAATTGATTCAAGGTCAGATTGCTTTAATATCTAGCCTTCAAACGTCTGATGATGTACTCAAGGTTCACTCAGCAGTAACGCCTTTAGCTCTCCTTGTCTCTCTAGTCTCTAAGCCAACTGACTAACGAGCTGACCAAAGTGACCTGAATCAAGTTGGCGTAGTACATCAGTC